GTAATATGATTTTCTCTAATCATACGTTCTACTTCATCCAAACATTGAGAAATAACAAAACGCTTATGATAGTACTCACATTCTTTCGGTAATTCAGTTATTGTTCCTTCAAATAAAGATTTGGCATATAATTGCTGCATATTTCTGACTTTAGCTTCAGAATCTGCTGTTCCTAATGACACTCCGTGAGCTTTAAATGCTAACATGCCTTTCTTTACCATATAGAAAAGAAGTCCGAAAATTCCGATTACCAAAGCTACTGCCGTTGGGGTCTTCGCTAAAACTGTAATTGCTTCCCACATAATTTATCTTCCCTTATTAAAGATTGTCCCAGGCTAAATACCTGGGACATGCCATTCCATTACTTTGTAAATCCTTTCTCAGCGGTCCAAATCCAAGTGCCACCGGCATTAGCCGCTCTATAGCTCATCATTCCTACAACAGGTTGGCCACCCTGTATGCCAGCGAAATTAAACAATGCACGACAAGTATCAGATACTACAAGTGTTCCTATGTAATCATTGAGCATAAGGCCGTTGCCTATATCTGTATAACCTGTACCTGCTACAGGTATAACTATATTCTGAGGAGCCATATTACCCAAAATTAACGCATTTGGATTTCCAATTGACATACCTTGGTATGTTGTGTCACAACCACTAACTACGAAAGATATTGTACTAGCATCATCTTTAGTAATTGATACACCCTCTGGCCTTACTGTAAGTTCATGGGTTGAAGTTTGTGATGCAGAAAGCATGTAAGCACATTCTGCACCAGCATGTATCCCTGCATTGCATGTTCCATTACTTCCATAGATGTATGAATCTTCATTTCCCATAGAAACCAATGATGCAATGTGTCCACCATAACATCTTGTAAATGATGTGACATTTGCATTATCATTAAATGTCGTTCCGTTTGCCGTTGTAACTGGCACAACCTCATCGGCTGATGTCAAAACACACCAAGAACCATTCTTCAATTTGTGAGGTGTTCCACATACATACAAAGAATTGTCAACTACTTCACTACCATGAACTGAAAAGTTTCCCTTACCAACTCCTACATGGGGGGCTCCAGCTCCGTCAACGAAGAAGTAACCACAACCAGCAGGACCGAACAATACAGAACCACCAGAACCAGCATTTGGAGTAATTTCAATTCGGTTATTAGTAGCGAAGTCAATCTTTCCGTAAGGACCGTATACACAAGTATCAACATGTGCATTAGGGGCAAATGTTACATTATGGAAGAATGTATGTCCTTCACGTGTCATACAGATGTTTGGTGTCAGTGCGCCTGATTCAGCGTTATAGAAACCTACAGTAGCAAATCCCCAGCGGCCATCATAAGCGGCATTAAGGTGTCCAAGATAAGCACCGCCATTATAACCATAACCGGTAGTAGTATTATTACCTTTAACGAAAGCAAGATTTGTTCCTTCGGCAGTTTCACCAAGCGCATAGCATACGCCACCATATACTGCCTGATTACCTCTGTTATCAAGAAGCTCATGTTCCCCACAAAGCGTTCCGCTATTACGTACACGCCAAGAAAATCTCTGTTCATCAACGAATGGAACTTGAACTGCTGTTCCATAATTTGTATCGAAGTTACCATGTGAGAATGTAAGGAAATGACTCCAGCCGCCTTCGCGCATTCCATAAACGCCTGCTGTTCCAGAATAAGGCATGAAGTTACAGTCAGTGGCACACAATCCACGGTCCATCACAATTCTTCCAGAAAGGGTTGCATCAACTAATGCCGCATGTAATGTTCCCCGGCAAGTGCTGCTAGCGTCGCCGTTTCCGATGAAAACGTCAGTAGAGCCACCCCGATAGTTAATCCAAGTTGCCGTTCCACTGCTAGGATATATATTGAGTTCATTATTACCCTCAGTTTTTATGTAAGCAGTTCCATCAGAAGTGAATCTGTCTGCAATTACCGCACCACCTGGGCAGCCTGTCTTTGCTGCTAATGTTACGTTGCCGCTCTGGTCAAGGTGCAATGTTCCGCCCAATGAATCCAAGCAAACACCGTTATCACGTATCTGCAATGAGCCAATATTCTTCTTGTCAACTGTCATGCAAGTAGCATCCGCATAGAACTCTGAGCATCCAGGGATAGCAAGATTGATTGAGCCATAAGACTGACCCACAATGCTGTTCACTGTTGTAAGGCTGTTAACGTTACTTGTAGTAGGGTTCGTCCAAGAAATGTATGCTCCACCACTTGCAGCTTCATCCTCACTAAGAAGGCATTTCCAGCCTTTGGTAGAATCACAGTTTACATACATCTTTCCGTCACAGTTGCAGAGCTTGAATGCGCTGTTGCGTGTACCATCACAGAATGCGTAAGAGAATGTCTCTGGGTTAGGGCAACTTTCATCAGGGTCAACACACGCACGGAAAGTCTGTCCATAAGTATCACCTGTTCTGCAAGTGCGTAAATACATACCCGCACCGTTCTCATAATGATATCCACATACACGGCAGTAGTTGTTTCCTGTGTTAAATTCAATGCGGGTAGAACCACCACTAATATCGGCACAAGTCGTAGAACCTTGTGCGCTCTGTACATGCTTTGCATGTACATAAAACCTAATTCTACCCTCATATTCCGAAATCTGGGCATCACTGACATATTGTGACCAGCTTGAGCAGTCATAGCACTGTTTCATTGTGAACTGACCGTTTTCACGGAAAATAAGCTCATTAGTGCTTCTGCCGTTTCCTGCTGGCTGGCAAGAAACTTGATGCATTGAGCCAGTAACACCGTTTCCCATTTCAACTGTATTAGTTCCTGGGTTATAAGTAAGCTTTCCATCACAAGATGTAAGGAAAGTAGTGTTGTCATAGTCATAGAAAGTCAATGGGAAATCACAGTTTGTATCTGATGGGCATATTGTAGTTTCATCAGGAATATCATCCTCATTAAGAAGGCATTTCCATCCTTTGGTTTCATCACAGTTTACATATACCTTACCGTCACAGCATAAAGCAACGTTTGAATGATTCAAATCAGTGCCAGAAGAATCTGTAACAAAATATGAAGACAATAATGGCTTGTCACATTTAGGAAGCAATTGTGTCTGGATGCATTTCGTTGTTCCGGCATTAACTACATAGCTTTCCTGATTAATCCAAGTAGTATCTGGTTCACTTCCAGAAGAAACGTTCGTGCTTATTGATGAAGTAGAACCAGTCCTTAAATCAACGTTCTTGATTTCTGCTCTGTCTGAAGTTGACTTGAACTGTGAGCATCCGTAAGCACCGTATACAACAATATCCTTGCAGTTAGAGCAAGTTTTCTCATTAACCGAGTTTATGTTATCACCGCTTTTAACGCATGTGTCTATTGCAGAAGCAAATTTTGAAGTGCATGAGAACGTTCCATCATTCTCAACTCTGTCATAAATACGTCCTCTAGTTTGCTCAACATAAGAATAATGCGTTGAATCACATCCGACTTGAGTACAGCCTCCTGTGGCAGACCAACATTCTTTCAATGTTCCGTCTGAGTTGCTCAAAGTAATGTCAAAGCTTTGGTCATCAGCAGTAACAGTAGGACCGCTTATACGCAAGTTCTCACCGTTGGCATCAGATGCTACAAGCTTATATCCGGTATAGCTTTGTCTGTTGATTTCTACCATACCAGAACCGCCATCACCGCTTCCCAACTTGAAGTAATTGCAGCTCGTTGATTCACCGGCATAGAATCTCTGCAATGTAAGTGTACCAGTTGCTGTTGTTTCTGGTGTTACTGTAATCGAGCCGTTGACTTCTGTGAATGAGCTGTTGATTGTCTGAATGTCAACATCAGTAGAAATACCAATAGTAAGGTCTGTTTCAATCAAATTCTGCTTAGGAACATAGACGTTGTTTGTTGAGTCAAAGTCAAAGTATGTTCTTGCGAGTGTCTTGATTGTCATTGAAGTGATAGTGTCACTTTCCTGAATACCATAGATTTTGTTTTCTGGCTTGACTGGCAATGAGTTTACGTATGAGATAGGCTCGGCAATTCCCAAGTATTCATCCGAGCAGATAGTAGACACGTAAAGAACAGGCTTGCAGATTTGTGCACCTGTGTCTGGGTCATTGCATACATAGCAGTTCGGGTTGAACATAACGCTTGTGCTTTTACCAAGCTTGTTTATAAGCTCAGAATTAACAGCGTCATACATCTGGAAAAGAACCGGATGGTTTACGCCTGAATTGTCAAGCGTATCAATATCAACACATGTTGCTGTTGAGCAAACGCAATCTACTGTAAGCAATCCCGTAGCAGGATTGAACAAAGGCTTGCAACAACTTGTAATACCCGTATATCCGGCTCCGAACTGGTCATCAACTCCGGTAAGAAGCTGGTAATTGTTGTTATTGTCGTGGTGAACTATGTTTGTTGAACCATCAGTAGGTCCGGCAATAATCCACGCTTCATTTTCTTGTGTTTCTGTATTCTTACATACTGTACCAAATGCCATAATTTATTGTTTCCTTTTAATTTTATATGTTTAATAGTTGAATATCTGGTATAGAATCCACGGAATGTTAGACGTGGTAACTTTATTGTCCCGTGTTATGGAACCAACAGTCAATTCAATATTCAAAGTTGCGGCGGGCTCAGGGGAGCTACTACCTGTTTCCAAATAAGAATTAGGTTCAAATGATATTTCCTTGTCAGGAAACGCCACAATATAAATTCCATTTCCCGCTGGTATTGTCACAGTACCTATATCAATTAAGCGAGTTCCTTCATATACTGCAGTCTTAGTGTAATCATCAATCCCGGATGTAGCTTTTATTGTTAATGCAAGCGTTAGACTTACTGTTCTGTCGAACGGTCTTTCTCCTGCTGGTATAGTGAATGACATGCCTGTTAATGTGCCTGTAAACATTCCAGTGCTTGAATCAAAATAACCATTGTCAGATACTGAACCCTCATGGTACTTGAAGGACACATTATTTGACACAGCACCAGGGTATTTCTTTTGGTATACAGTAGTTCCATTAAAGATTATCTGGTCCAATGTTGTCCCATTGAATGTTGCTTCTCCATCATCATCAAGTGTTTCATCTCCAATCTTTATCATTTATATCTTCCCTTATGCAGTTGTAATTGTAAGAACATTTCCAGAAAGGCTGAAAGTAGCTTTCGAGAAACCACAGTTATTTACCCAAGTCTGTGTTGCCATATCTGAAATGTCAGAAGCAGTCAAAGTACCAGTGCATGCTAATCCAGCACAAGATGAAAGGTCTGGTGGATAATTTGGAAGACTTACAACACCGGCTGTAGGAGTATAAGATGTTCCGTTTACTGTGATGCTCGTAACAGTTCCTTGACATGAGGTGAAACCACAAGCATTTACAGCGGCCATCGTCGTATAATTGCAAGCGTTTACGTTGGCCATTGTAATAAAGCTTGCAATATCTGAAGCAACTAAAGTACCAGTGCATGATAATCCTGGACAAGTTCCAAGATTACTTATAGCTGTGCTTAATGGTGTCAAGTCAGAAGCTACGACAGTTCCAGTACATGAAATACCTGCGCATGATGACAAATCTGGTGGATAATTTGGAAGACTTACAACGCCAGACGTTGGGTTATAAGATGCTCCGTTAACCGTTATGCTTGTTACAGTACCAACACAATCAAGACCCGCTTTTCCTTCAAGTGTAGTAATTGCGCTCTGCATATTCCCTACGCAAGTGTTATAATCACCACAACATACCCTGTCCGCAATACTTACCCCGGCAGTCTCAACATACGTCTGAAAGTCAGTGCACATTACGCGTTTTGAAATCTCTTCTATTTCAGCGGTCAAGTCACAGTGATTAAGAAGCTTGTTGTCCGTTGAATTTGTAGTTTCTGGTACATAAGAAAGCATTTTGTATACTTCAGCCGCAATATCATCAGTAAGAACAGTCGTATGGCAGATAGTAGCCCAAGCATCACCCGGCTGCAAATCACCGTTGGCAATAGCTTTCTTAACGCAGTCTACTGATGCAAACTCCCTGACTCTAGCACGGTCAATTTCTTGTAAAGTTCCGTCTGGTAATTTTATGTATTCTCTTGCCATTATTTGTTTTCTCCCTTAGTTTGTTACATGTTCTGTAACAAGGTAATTCTTGCATTCATCAATTATAATCAATGAGCCAACAGGATATTTTGAAGCAACTGTGTTATAATCAGCTTCCGTAGTAAAATGTCCGATTGTAGGCTTGGTAACCCAATGAAGATTATCATCATCACCAGAATATGAAAGTACCTGACCGTCTTCAGAAGCCTTTTCAAGCCATTTAAGATGTTTGTTATCATCATCAAAAGTAAGAAGCTGTGCGTTTGTTGCCGGTTTGTCTGACCATTCCACGCTGTTCTCATCATATGTAAGAAGTCTTCCCTTGTCATTTGTATTCGGCACTTCTTTATGGAAATAGCAGTCATTAACGGTGTCATACTGAAGAATTGCCGCATTAGTTGTAGGCAATGTTCCGATAGTATGAATATCACAACCAGACGCGTTCCAGCAAGTAAGCTGATGGTCGTTCATTGATGAAGCTCTTGTTGCGACAGGCTCTGTGTCATCCTTATCGACATAGTAGTATTCTTTAAGGCCTGTTGTCGGGTCTGTATCGCCAACCTGGAACAATTCTTTTCCGGCAGGTATTGTAACAGGTGTAGTCATTTCCCTGTCAGAATAGTATGTAACATCATCAACTGTATATACCTTTACGGTATTGAACTCACCGATACGCAATGTTCCATTAGCATCAGTTACTATACCGAGCGAATCAACGGCATCATATTTGTTTATGATTATGCCAGCTCTTTCATTAGTAGATAATGCGGTTGTAGCGCAGTCCCTTAAACCGATAAAGTTGGCACCTACATAAAGGTCTGTCGTATGCTCTTCAAAAGCTGTTCCTGTTACGTGAAGGTCACCGTTGATTGTAGTGGTTCCGGTAATGTTTACGTTGTTGTTAATGTTCGTAACGCCATCAACATCCAAAGTGCCGCAGATACAAGTGTTGCAGTCAACCCCAAGATTGGAATGCAATGATGTATTGCCATCAATCTCTAATGTGGAGCATCCGCAAACAGCACAACTTACGTTAAGCGTGTCATCAATACAAGTAGCTCCGCATACATCCAATGTTCCGTCAACAGCAGTATTTCCACATACGCAAAGATTGTTGTCAATCTGCTCGTTGCATGTAACATGAACATTCGTTACTGTTTCAGTTTTCGTAGCATCATCATAAGTATAATCCGAATCAGTAACGAACTTGTCACAATGATTGATGCTGCCGTTGTTCTGGTAATAAGGAATTCCCTTGTCATTGAACGTTGAATTGTTCACAGAACCATGAGCAACATCCGATAATATCTGTTTTCTTTTAATCATTTTCTTTTAGCTCCTATCTACTGCCCAAGAGTTATAGACTTCTGTATTCATAATCTTGTCCCAAGCAATTGCCGACATAGTGAATGAAAGAACGAATGGCAATGGGTCTGGCATAGGCATCTTTCCGTTAGCATCCATACCAGTCCAAAGAACAGAATCTGCATATCCTGTCCAGTGGCGTGCTTTTGTACCATTAGCCAGAATTCCAGATTCCCAGAATCCGATACCTTCATTATCTCCGTTTACCCTGTGAGTTTCATACTGGTAAACAACCATTGGCTCATTATCATAAGCTGAGTATTCTGTATAAACTCTCAATCTTCCAAAGTTATGATTCTCCGGAACATCAAGATTAAGCTCAAAGATGGTTGTTTGAGTTCCTTCCACGTAATATTCTGAAATCAATTGCGCAATTGTCTTTCCTGTAAATCCTTCAATCTGAGATTTCATTATAGATAGGAGCCTGTCTTCATGCCAATTACTATGTATTACTTCAACTGTACCCGCACTTTCATCATAAAGCTCAATCTCATCCTGCCCGTATTTTGCGTCAATTGTCAATGTAATACTGTTTCCATCATAAGAAATCTTCTCAACAGCCTCAGTTTCTTGATTTGTTGCTGGGTCTCTGTAATTACTGTCTGTATGCTGTAAATAGCCCGCTGTTTCAGATGTAGTATAGTGAACTGTATGGTCATTAGGGTCTTCCCATCTAAGGTATAAGTCACACATCTTTTTCAAGGCTTCATAACTATCTCCGTAAAAGAAGAGCTGATGATATGCCGTCCTGTCTTTGATAAGGTTTGTTTCAAGAACGCCCTGAACTACGAATCCGTAATCCAATGTGTCATTTCCCATTATTACGACACGGTGCAATGCGGCAGTCCTGTATCTTAAAGTTGAATCAGCCTGGTCATCGATAGGAAGCTCCCTGTAAACCACTGGGTTTGCATTTCCATGCTTGTCGTTATTGCTCCAGAAAATCTTTCCATAAGCGTATGTCTTTACATAAAGCTTGTTCGTAGTCATGTCATAATAAATATGGTCAATATCCTCCGGCTCATCCTTGTCATACTGGACTATCGGTGTGGATTCGGTGTTGATTAGAGTTACGGCAAAGTATTTTCCGTTCTGTTTCTTTACGTTTATACGGTAGAACCCGGAAGCAACCGCAGGAATCTCAATGTATGATGGCTGACCTGACTGATATTCGTCTATTGTAATATACTGTGATGGGTCTGTTTCATCCGTGTTGAAAATCATGTTCTGGGTGAAAAGCTTGTCCATCTCAGCCATATTCGCTTCAAGCTTCTGGGTGATTGTCTGTGTCGCGGTCATCTGCGGCGTATTTACCGCAGTTGTAGCGTTCAATGTATTTACGTCAAAATCCGTAACATTCCTTAACGACTGAACTTCCAAAGAACCGATGTTCGCATTAGGAGTATTAAGATTTGATGTCGTAGTGCTTCCGATACTTGCTGAGTCAATGTTCGCATTTGTAGTTGTAATAGATGGTGTAGTTACGCTATTAAAAGTAACTGGGCTCCGAACATTAAGATTATCCGTATTCAATGTATGCGTAGATACATTATCTGATGAAACGTCATCCGCAGACACAATATGTGCGTCCAGTCTTGTAGCGGTTTCATTTGCTACTGTTGCCTCATCAATGATAGCTGTCTTAATGTTGGCTTGATTCGTAATGCGGGCGTTTGTTGTAGTTACACTTGAAAATGTTCCGCTTTCAGCCGTTACGTTGGTCTTGGACAACTCGGCATTTATTGAAGCAAGCTGATTGTTTATTGATTGTATTTCATTGTTTACATTACTTATAGCAGCCTGCAATTCATCGGCAATCTGGCTTGCAATCAACGTGCTGTCCGTATTCTGTTTAACTGGTTTTAGTCCTTTCATATATTCTGGTTTCCTTAACTTTATATGTTTTTTAAAATAAAGAAGCCTCCCATTTTAAGGAGGCTTTCATAAGCTAAACCAATTTAAAGGTTATGCCGAAACTTCAACTACGTTTGTAGCTCCATCGAAAATACCTACACCATTAACTGATGTATTCCAGATTGCGTATGTAGCAAATAATGTCGTAGCAACAACACTTGTCGGACCACCTACTGATGGTGTGCCTGGCTGTACGCTGATATAGTCATCGATGAGAAGCTTGTAAGGTGCTTCTTCCTTGCCTTTGTCGTTGTCAACATCAGCATTCATGATTTTACCAGGTTCATTTCCTGCAATACCGTCATCAACATATTCTGTGTTTGTGTATGACCACAATTCAACAGTGTCTGAATCAAGGATGTATACTACACCTTTTGGACAGTATGGGTCATCAATGATGTTCTCAATGAAGTTTGTGCTGAATGAAGTGGTAATATCACTGAAACCGATTGATGCCTTTTTCTTGCTTGAAGTAGAAGTCTGTGTGAAGTATGAGTTTGTTGACTCAATTTCATCAGAAAGTGCTGCCCAGTCATCGTCATTCAAAACGATTAAGTCAGCTTTTGAACCAGCACGGCGAACACGTTTCAAGAGGTTCTTTACAACTGATTTCTTGCTTTCACCAGATGCTGCCTTGTAGAACTGACCTGCAAGACGGTCGCTTGCGATAGAACGTGTAACACCATAGAATTTTGTATTGATGTAGTTGTTCCAGTTATTTCCGTTTCTTTCACCAACAACAGGCAACCAACCACCAAGACCTACTGGCATCAATGGATTACCAGAAGCGTCGATAGAACCTGCAATTGTTACGATGTCTGTACCAGATGCACCAGGATATGGTGTCTGAATAGTAACTGTAACGACGTTACCTGTGATTTTCTCTACTCTGAGAACTGTTGCTTCTGATGTAGCCGCAACTGATGTCTTCAATGCAAGGCGTGAGCCTACATCGAACTTGATTACTGCGTCATCAGGGAGTGTGATATCAACTGTAGTTGCTGGTGAAGCAGGACCTGCTGCGATAACTCCCGCATTTCCTGAACCAAGGACTGCAATCTCACCATATCCACGACCATAGAAAGCTGCTGCCAATGACTTACGCATACCTTCTGTAGCTGCGAAGTGTTTGTTACCTGCGACTTTCATGTAAGCACCACGTTTGCTCAATGAAGCCTGGATTTCTTTTGCGTTCAACTGATAAACAGAGAACAACTGACCTGGTGTTACAAGGAACTCTACGTTCTTTGCTTGGTTTGTAGCATTTGCCAATGCGACTGTATAGTCACTTGAAACCGCACCACCGAAGCCATACATTGCTGAATAGCTCTGTGATTTACCTTCTACACGTGTTTTTCCAATGCGTTTGATAACAGGGGAATTGCGGAAGAAAAGGCTCTGTACGCCTTCTTTAGCATAGAACTGTTTCAAAATCGCAAGGATTGAATCTTCTGTAGTAACTGCCATATAATTATTTTCCTTCCATGATTTATAGTCTTGGGGACTTTATAATTATAAGCAATTGCAGTTAAGTTAATTCATTGGATTATCCTATTCTTCATCATCAGGTATTTCAACTGGTTTATCTGGCTGTTCTGGTGGCGCAAGAGATTCTGAGTCATATGTATTAAACGGATAAGGGAGGACAGGATAGTCTTCTGGTACCTTGCCTTGTTTCTGTTGTTCCTCATGTGCTTTCTTTACCGCATCATTATAGATTATTGATTTTGCAACCGCATTGTTGAACGCAATCAGTGTTTTGTTCACCGCCTCGGTAGCTTCCCATCCCTTTTGTATCAGCTCAATGTATACCTGGTTCATGTGAAGTATCTGGTCTTGCCATGTCTTGTATGCATCAAGGACGTTCTGTCTTAACTGCTCTTCCTGCTCTTTCCAGTTGTTTATTACCTGTTGCCATGCAAGCATTGTGCTGTAATAGCTTTCTATAAGCAGGTCATACTGCTCGCAGGTCTCTACATATATACGGTTTATTTCCTTGTAATCATTATAATCTTTATTGAAGTCATTCTCAGAGGTAATCCATCCCCTTGCTGCCTGAACGAATGCATCCCTGTCGTTATCGGATGGATGTCCGTTAGTCGTCCAATCGTCACCTGTTATTGTATACATTACCGTCTCAACATTCGGGTCGCCATATTTCATCTCATACATTGTCATTACAGGAAGATAGTTTGATGTTGATGACGGGTCTGTCACCAGCTTGACACCAATACGGTACATTCTTAATCTGTCCTCAGGGCTTGTACCATTTACGTATGCGATTACCGCGTTATATTCCGTAGTGTATTGGACTACGTTCTTCAAATAATAGTCAAGGCCTATGTCCTCAACGAAATCATACATTTTATAGAGCTCACTCCAGTTATAAGGGTTCTGTGTGGCATAGTAGTTGTCTATGTATGTTTGCTTTGCTACTTTCTGAGTGTTCCATGCAGTGCTTGCTTCATTATACTTTTCAGTTGCCGCCGCAACATTAGGCAGATACACGTCCGTATACCAAGTGTTGTAATATTCCTGAGCGGTCTGGTAATTCTGCTGGCAGATAGCTGTGTAGTTCACTTCATAAGCGTATTCGGCTTGTTTCTGAATAAGCTCCTGACCTACTTCCGTCTGTCTTGTAAGAGCCTTGTTCCAAGCTTCTATTGCCTTGATTGCCGATTCATAAAGCTCACGTATCTTTCCGTAAAGAAGCTTCCTCAGTGCGTTTATTCTGTTAGCATATGAAACGGAATTCTCCCACATTGACCTTACGACATCCTTCATTGATGAAATCGAATCATTCATTGTGGCCATGTTGAAGTAGAAAGTGCTGTTGTAGTTCCGTGCTTTCTCCAGTTTCTTGTATGTGGCTAAAAGGACTGTGTTTATGCCCTTCTTGGATTCATCCCTTGTTATCATTCGTCATCGTCTCCATCATCGTCATCGTCATCATCGTCACTATTAATGAAATCACTTGCCAAATCAGACCAGTCACCCCAGTTATCTGGACCATAGTCGTCTTCTGTATTGTTAGAGCCGTCCCATCCGTTCTCAAGCTCATCATCAGTAGCATAAGGAATAGACGCATCATCGGCTTCCTGTTGTGCCTTGTCCGCTTCCTGTTGTGCCTGTTGTGCGGCTTGTTGGGCTTCGTCTGCCTTTGCCTGTGCCTCATTGGCATTATTCCTTGCTTCATTTACATCTTCCCTTGCTTGTGTCTGCTCCGCCTTGGCTTCTTCTCTTGCCTGATTGTTCTCACTGTGAGCTTCTTTTACGCCCTCCATGCTGTTCTCAACCGTGAACTCACTATGGACAATATCCCCGTCGTGATTTCCTTGCGTAGCTACTGTCATTGTCCCATCACCGTTATCCGTGATTGTGTATATCGTCTGACCGTCATTCGATAGGTATGTTCCGGGAACAAGGCTATCTGTCGCAGGGTCGTATCCTTTTTCTGGCTCTACGAAAATAGCGTTTATCGCATCAAAGTTCTGCTGAGTTTCATTAGCGTGTGCATCGGCGGCTATGACCGCTTCGTTTGCTTCCGCAAGTGCATTAAGGGCATCAGTAAGCTCGTCCTGTGCTTGTTGTGATGCCTCGTTAAGGGCATCCGCCTCAGCCTGTGCTTGTGCCGCGGCATCCGCCATTTGTTCCGCTTCGTGTGCATGAGCTGAGTTCTCGGCGTATTCCTCAGCCGCTTTTATACCATCTTCCTGTATCTGGGATGCCGTTTCATAGCCTTTATTGGAATCCCATACCTCATTCGCAAGCTCATCAACCTGTTGCTGGGCTTCCTCTACCTGTGACTCCGTTTCCACTATTGCCTCAACTATGACTTCGGTTACTTCCTCAGGAGTCACTATCTCCGTGTTGTTCAAGGCTTCCATAAGGTCGTCTATCTCTGATTCGGATTCGGACACAAACTCACTGTATTCATTGTATGATGTCCTGTATATGGATGTAATGCCGTTGTAGCTGTCGAAGTTCTTTCTGTATATTGCCTCAATCTGGGATATAAGCGTTGTGAATACGTTGTAATTGCTTCTGAAAGCGGAGTTAAGGTCAGAAAGGTTCATTCTGGGTGAGGTAGAATTTATCATCTCAACTTTAAGCCGTGATGAATGCTCCACGTTGAACCTTACGTTCACCTCAATCCCAAGATATGTGCCCAAGAGGCGTGCATACTGCTCAAAATACGTAATGTTCTTCATAAGGTCGCCGTAGTTATACTCTTCGGAATTGAGCTGGTTGACCTCTTTCTTGAGCCCAGACAGTATCGCCGCACCTACCTGTTTCACGTTGTTTTTGTTTATGAATACTTTTCTCATAGCTAAATCACGAATTCCTCATCCGGGTTTCTGTTATCCAGATATGCCGCCGCTTTCGGACCGTAGTCCTTAATGTTCTCAAGACCCGGAATTACAGTCTTGTCGGTAGGGGTTGTGTTTCCTGCCTTCTTGCCAAGCCATGTACCACTGTTAGTGAATGACCTTACCGCATACCTTAATGCGTGTGCGGCATCCGGGTGGTATGTATCGTCGTCTATCTCAGGAAGAAGGTCGTCCGTCTCCTCATCCCTTTTGTATACCGTGTTAAGAAGGTCGTATACAAGAAGGTTGTCATCATTCCATTCAGACGGAACCATTACTTTTCCCGTACGAAGCAATGCACCCATGTCCTCAACGGATGTCATCATATCATATTTCATGGCTTTCTCTACCGGAAGACCCAGATTGCTGAGGTCAACGCAGAACTCTACCATGTTGGTGTCCGTTACAATCCTTATCTTCTTGTCGCCGTCGTCTATACCGTAATCATGGAGCAGCTTTATGCCGTTGTTGTATGCTTTCTGTATCTCGGCTTTTATTACTTCAAGACCACATTCGTTTCCGTTCCATACGTCATACACAAGCGCGTGCTTTCCTATCTCGTCAACGATTACGCTTACTATGGCGTTCTGGTCTTTTCCACCCCAGTCCACGCCTATGTAAACTGATGTAGGATGGAATATAACATGTCCTATGTCTGATTCAATCTCAACGCGTGTGAACGACAAGTCATTCATCTTGTATCTTTTGAACCCTTTCCAGATAATGGCGTTCGTATCATAGGCATCCATGTTTCCGTAGTATTCCCTCTGTATGTAAGGGTCATCGAGCGTAAGCCCTTTCTCGGCACATACCCTGTCTATGAATTCCTGGAAATCGGCGATGAACGGATTGAGCACCGCAGTCCAATGGTACTTTCGTATGTTTGAATGCCATAGTCTTGTAGCAAAGTTCTTGACACGCGGTGGGGTTCCGGTGAACACCATCTGGCTGTCCTTGAAGTCCGCCGTGGCAGGTGTCAGTACCTCGTCTATAAGGTATTGTCCGTTCTTGATATGTCCTACCTCATCAACCACTACAAGCCGATATTTGAATCCACGGTATTTGTCTATCGCGGCAATATCATTTATACCACCGAACTGTATTGAGCTTCCGTTCGTGAACTCTATGTAGCCGTCAGTCTTGCTTGATTTTGACACCGCAAGGTCAAGCTTCTCCGCAAGTTTAATTACCAAATCATACATCTGCCTTATGGCGTTGGCGAATGTCTTGTTAAGGTAAAGGCAAGGTGAATTGCGTCTTATAGCCATCTTGAGCAGCTTTCGTGCATTAAGCTCCGTCTTTCCACTACGTCGGCTACAGATTACCATTATTTTCCTGTCGAAGTCATTGTCGAATACTTCCTGCTGCTCCTTGTAGAGGGTCTGCCTTAAAAGATAAATGGCATAATCTTCCTGCTCCGTCTTGGCTTTCTGGGCTTCCTTACCCAGCTTGCTTAATACGTTCTGTGAGAACATAAGCTCTGCCATCTTCATACCGCATCTTCCATCTGGGTACTTCAATGCATCATCCAAAAACTTGTCTATGTATTTCCTGTAAAAGTTCGTTCCGTTGACTGTCTTGGTCAAGGACTCACCTATGTATAAAGCTACATCCACATCACTGTATGCGTTCAGCTCCGCAAGCTTCGGGTCGGACTTTATTATCTTCTTTGCATTCCGTGCATTCTTTTGTGATGTCGGTGTCTTCCCCTTGCTCGGCTTCTTGTCTGCTTCTTTCATTCATTATCTCCCTTAAAAGAAATTCCATTATCGTAAGCGGGCCTCTGTTCCTTTTTCCCCATTCCCGGTCTGTTTCACGTTTTCTTTCCCTGTGCTTCTCATCCCATTGCCGTCTTGCCATAGGATGTTCCTTGAAGTATTTCTTGAGGTACTCACGCCTCTTCTGTCTCTGCTCTTCCGTCAGCGGCTTTGACATAATCTATTACCCTCTCCTTATCAAAATACATTATCTTGTCATCAAGGCTCAAGACCACATAGCCATCATCCGAGGCGTATCTTTCGTCCTCAATGTCATAACATTCATCCACATCAGTCATCCGGTCCATGTCATCGCTTCGTTTCTTTTCCGGTCCGTAAAGCACGTTCATTATGGAATATTTCAATACCGTGGGCAGGTTCGTAATCTTGTACCCGTCCGGATATTTGTCCGAATCAGCTATTCTTCCCATTATGACCTCGCACATTCCTATTGCGGTGTCCGAAATCCATTCATAGCCCTTGTGCTCACCGAACCGTCTTTTAAGTATATTTGACGCACATCGGAAAGCAAGAGTCCACATTTCAGTAAGGAACTGACTGTCCCTTGTCCTGTAATATTCGGACAGAAGGTTGCCGAACCTCTTGTTTTCCTCGTATACGTTCACCTTCTCGTCCATAAGACTATGCAATGCTTCCATCCTTGTTCCTCTTCCATACGAACGTAATGCCGTGACTAAGAGCCGTTGCCATTACAAGCGATGCGTATCTTTCTATGGTATAGGCATCCTTACCTCGTACCACACATTTCGCAAGGTCTTTCATATCAATGTAAGACCCCTCAACGTTCACAAGAATCGGTGTCCCATTTCCCATTTTATATGTCTTATCTCCCCAACTATTAGTTATCATGAACTCCTCACGGTTCACAATGTATTTCTTGGCTTTTCGATAATCCAGTTTTATAACCATTATTCAATCTCCTCTATATATATTTGAATGTCTTTCCGTTGCATTTGTACCCTTTCTTGATACATACTGAAAGGCTTGCAGGTGACACGCCCTCTGACTTTGCCGCCTCCGAAAGCGATTCGAACAAATATCCGTCATCCACCCGCAAGACTTGCTTCCGTCTTTTGGGGAATACCTTTGGCTGTGGCTTCGGTCTTGGCTTTGATTCCTTGACCATTTGTTTTCTATGGACGAACACAGTCGCATATTGCTTCATGTCTATCCCGGTCAAGTCTTCAAGCACCTCAACGTCCTCACCCCTTAATCTTGCACCTTTTGCCGATGCCCCATTAAGGAATGCCTTTCCGTGCTCCATCTCAATGGACAATTCATGCAGATTGTATCCTTTTTCAAGGATTTCATTCACAAGACCTTCCCAGTCAACCACATACCAAAGGTTGTCCTTTTTGTTTTTCTTCCAATTCGGCTCCATAGAATCATATTTTGGATTCGTAATCAAATCATGAATCTTGAGCTGAAAATCTGTCTTTATCAATGTGCCCTCCAACATACCCTATCAATATTCATATACGCCACGGAATTTTCGTAGCCCTCTTCTTGAACGAGGCGGCATTTGCAGATACACAGATATACATATCCAGGCTTTGCCCCTTTCATTTTAGTCAAGAACTGTTTTGCCATCTTCATAGCCGTCTGGTCTTTAATGTATTCGGGCTTTATCTGGTAATGAACCCCGTAGTCGCCTTTCGAATCTTCAAACTCGTATACTACCTGGTTATCCATATCTACAATGTTGATAAGCTTCATTCTTTTGGTGAAGCTCTTTGATACCTTTTTCTCGTCTTTCCTCATCTTCTTTTTCTCCTCTATGCTCAATTAGTAGAGGAGAAATAAAAAGACCCGGTTTCGCTAAAAACCAGGTCTATATTACATTTTATCTATTCAATAGAAAGAACATTGCCACGCAGAACAAAAGACACCAAGCAAAGATAAAAGGACTAATCATCTTCCTTTCCACTCCAGTCCACAATCTTCCACGTACCCTTTTCCTGAGCCTTTGTCTGGCTCCTGAGCATCTTGCCGTCAGGATACAATGGCAATAGGATTACCTCATCCTCATCCGTGTCGAACACGAACGGACAAAAGATTGAGTTGTGCTCATCAGCCACCAAAGCAACCGGCTTTCCGATAATGTCCTTGTATTCCAGTCCTACCGCCACAAGCGTCTTCTCAATGAAATCAGGGTCGTCCATATACGGAAGCTCCGCCTGCTTGAAACGCCTTACGAACTCACCGTCCGTCCAGCGGAAAGCGTTAAGGATAAGACATGATTGCACCAAAGAGCCATATGGGGTTGCGATTATGTCATCACGCAATACGCCCATCTTGCTGGCGTGTTTCTTAATCTGCTTTACTTTCATTTTCTACTGCATCCTCCTTACCAAGATAAGCATCCACTTCTTTCAACAATTCATCCGGTGCAATGTAGTCAACTTTAGCTTTGCTCGGACCTAACATCGAGAAGAAGAGTACATCATCCCTGCGACAATGCTGAATGATATTCTTGTTATAGTCGTATCCGAAATTGTTGCAGATAATGTTTCCGTTCTTGTCGGCATTAATAGAATGCCCCCAGATGATAACTGATTTACAAACGCCAGCAAAAAGATGCTGTCCAGAAGAATCGATTCCTACAAAGCCCTTGCATTCAGAGAACTTTGCCATCTCATAGTACGATAAATACGGCATAATGGTTTTTAATTCACCCACATTATAGTTTGCTTGGTTTGGCAATGTATAGTTAATAATGGCGGTCTTTGGATGTTCTTCCTTGTAGAGCTTTATGAACTCTGCTGCTTTTTCTCTAGGGTATAATCTCGCAAGTGGCTCGTTATTGTAAGGGTCAGGAACCTTTGACCAATCTGGCTTTCCGTCCTGTCCGTTTGGTACTTGGGAAAGAGGCGTAACGGCACCCTCAAAGTTGATAATAATGAAATCTTCATAGCCTTGTTTCTTGATTTCATTAAGAACCTGCTCGGCCTGAACCTTTATGTTCGGGAACTTGGAAGTGTCAAACTTTGATACCAAATCATTCGCTTTTGTCTTCGGCTTAATCCCAAGAAGCTCGTACCAAGCGGATTTGTATGTCGCGTTCTTGGTAATGAACGACTGCATATCGTACAACCGGTGCATAATGATTTTGGCATTGTCGTCTTCCTTAGCATCGAACAAGAAGTCCCTGGCTTCCTGTGGCGTATAAACGTGATTTACGCTTGTATTACAAATAAAGACATCAGAATATGGCGACATAACGTTGAAGTTGTATTCATCACCAAAGTCCTCTTTAATTTGTGTGATTACGCTTGAAAGGGCGATATTGCCACCCAAGCCCATTGCGACATTAATGTAATAGTTTGTCATTATTTAAAACTCCTATTTAATATTATTTTACAAATTCAAAATGCAGTCCTTTACATGACTGTCTTGTTCCGTTAGCTACATAGCGAGCATTTCCAAGTCCGTTCTTTCTATACCAGCATTCATAATGTACTTCACCAGTTTCTATACATCGTATTAAAACTTTTCTTCTTTTGGAAGCTCTCTTTTCTATTGCTTCTGGTCTAAAGGATGCTGACCTTTGTTCTTTTGTTAAATTTCTAAGGGTATTATCGCTCTCATTAAATCCTTTATGTGGCCAATTTCTATGTTCTTTATAAGTCAAGAAAATTAGCTCTCTTGCGGGTCTATTATAGTATTTTCCCATAGCTTTAAGTTCTTTTACTGTAAAGAAAGCCTCCAATTTATGATGACATACGTACATTTCATCACTATTGATAGCTTTGTCATAATTTTCAATCTGCTCCACACATAAACAGTACTGTCTATCCTTACGTCCTGAAAATGCTTTGCTAATCATTATTTATTCTCCTTTTTTATTCCTTAATTAGTAATTCCATTATATTGTTGCAGGATTTGCTCAGTAGTCGTAAGCCTTCTGACCTGCCCCTTATCGTCCCAGTAAAGCTTTATCTTGCAATCCTTTCCCTCAACTTCAAGAACCGCGTCCTTCTGTGTATTGGTAAAAGCTTGAAATAACTGTTCAAGAAGCTGGTAATTGAGCGGAGTTTTCAATGCTTCCTTTCTCAATATTTCTTCCTGGACTTCTTGACGGTGCATTTTCTTCCACTCCATATACGCACGTATAAATTTTAACATCTTCTTACCCCTCCTAATCGGTCTGCCCATGATTCCCACGGCAATGAATAATAGTCAAGGTGCTTTCTAACCCATTTGTTTCGGAACGCCATATTTCCTATGCATGAAGGAATCCCTATTACTATAAGGTAAAGTGGTCCAAGAATTAATGACTGTCTTGAATGCCCTGCCTCATGTTTATAGTCATTGGTGTTGAATGGTTTTCTTTTGTTACATAAAATGTATTCACCGAGACTGAAGCTTGAAAGTCGCTTTGAACTGAAGTCGTATACAGTTCCTGACTTCTTTGCATCAAGAACTTTTATCATCGCCAATGCCAGTGCGTGTTGTGGTAACTGCCAAGCATATTCAAACCTTCTTAACATTTCTTTCTCCTATTTCTTTTGCCTTTCATAGATTCGCTAATCTTTTTCTTAGTCTCCTCAGACTGCGGTTTCCGTATGAAAGGTCGCCATTCACCCAGTACAAGAATGTACTTCCTTTTGCTTGTCATCGCTTCCATAAAGAATGGGAGCATTTCTGGCGGTCCGAGGTTGTATTTCTCTGCCACCTTCTTTGCATGTTCCATTGCTCTTAAACTTATCATATAATTATAAGTTAAATTGTGAAATTAACCATTAAGCAAGTTCTTTTGTTTCAAATCCCGCAAATCCTGAAGATACTTGATGAGCGAATCAAGGTCACAGAAATAGCCCTCGATTATCAATCTCTCAATTTTAAGAAGCAAATTCAATTCAACTTGTGTCTTTCTCTTATAATCCATATTCGTTCTCTCCTATGTGTATTTAGTTGAGCTCGTCCCAAAAGACAGAAAAGGCTGCTTTTTAGGGCAGCCTCGAGGGAAGAAGAAATGAGTCTATCGCTTGGCTTCCACTTTTTGTTTCAAAAGCAGAAGCTCAGTTTTGCTTAGTGTTGATGCTTTGTCTGATTTCTTGAATCTATAATAATCACTTCGTTTGAATTTATCTATCTGGTAATTCTTCTTGGTGTCAACTTGGCCGTTACATACGCGTAGCATTTCTGACGGACGAATCATTCCAATTCCATTCCAATCATCAAAATTTGTCGGAGCCTTTGGTCGTTCCTGTCCATATGACATAAAAGGGGCTGTTTTCATCCACGTGATTGGTGTCACAGACCATGCCTGTTCCCTGAACGCTACTGTCCGGTTCCAATTGAAGTTTGCTTCGCCGTAAAGGAACGGTGTGCCGAACATTCCGGCCCAAAGAATTGTTGCTATAATTACAAGTGATTTAATTGTCTTTCTCATTTTCATTTCTCCTTATGTCTTTTATATTAATAGAAATTTGTGCCAGCTCAAGGTCTGAAACTCTTTGTTTCAATGAATTTATCTCTTCCGCAATTTTCCTGATGTCATTTACTATGATATTCAGTTTCATTTGAACCACGTTCATTCTCTTCCCCTTCTTCTACTATAATTGTTTCATTTGGTATGTAAACCCCTGTGAAACAATAACCATTCAGAAGTGCATCCTTTCTGGCTTCAAGCTCTGCAATCTGCCTGTCGATACAAGTTACTTGACCATAGTAAATGCCGTAATTTATTTGTTCCATTCTTTTATTCCCCCTTATGTTTGTAGTAGTATTCAAGTCCGTATTTTCTGGACTTTTCCCTGTTCTTTTCACGCCATCTTTTGGTGAGCTCGGCCTGTTTCTTCTTGTATTCCAGGTAAGCTTCCTCACCATACCTTTTAATGTATTCTTCTTTCTTCATCTTCACCCATTTTATTTAGTAGGTAAGGACAAGGTGTCCCTACCAGTGAGCTTTATTTCTCCTTATGCTGTCATTTCGTCTTCTTCGTCGTAGATTGCATAGTATCTGTGACCAAGTCTGTCTTCGTATGTATTCTCAAATGCGTCCAATACCTTGAACTCACCGTTGCCAAGATACTTGTAAATTGTGGCACCAACATTGACTTTCTTCCAACTTTCACCGTCGACTACTTCTATAAAGTCCTTGGCTCCAGTAGCACACCATTTCTCTTCGCTATCTGCGTAGTAAGTAAAGCCGTAATCCCAAGAATGGTCCGCTACGGAATAATAATGTCCTACTTCAAAGGGGTATTCATCCAAACACAAAAGGCTTTCTGATGTCCACTCCTGTCCGTTTGGTGCAGTAGACTCTTCATAGTCATCTTCAGTGTTACAGAAGGTAAGTTTATCTCTAAAACCTTCGCTTTCCATAAGATAATCATAAGTTACTTTGTTCATTTCATTTCTCCTTGTGTTTGCATTGATTATACTTTAATATTAACACATTTAGTTAGTAAAATAATTTTAAAAGCAGAAAATTTTGAATTATTTTCTGCCTTTTACATAATTATTTTATTTCCTGACAACAGTCCCCTATCAGTGGTACAGGGGATACAATATCCCAGTCTTCTGCGAGCATGTCTGTCTGCGATGCAAGCCACCCAACCACGTATGAGCCGTCTGCTGCTTTCATGTCAATGTGAGGGCAGATTGATACTTTACTGTCACCATAGTAATTCCTAGCGAGTTCATTCCTCATAAGGTCGCCCACAACTTCTGAGCCCTGCTGCAAGGTAAGAAACATTCCTTTACCGTTCCAACCTTTTCGTGCTACAGCTTTTCCTTCTTTCAAAGCTTTGAGTGCCATTCCAAAATCAAACATTCTTTATTCTCCTATTTATTTTATGTATTTATTATATTAGTTGAAACTTACCTAAAAGACTGGAAATCGGTTATTTCTTGTTTATCCATCCTAAAACAAGTCTTCTAACGTGCAATGTGGCATATCGCCAGAAACTGGTGGGTCTTCAATATCAAGTCCGTCTAATACTTGTAATGCGTCTTGGTAGCAATGTTGCAATGTACCATTTACAAAAACAAAGTATTCTTTACGTCCCGGCTTGTCTAAACATTCAGTCATAATTATTCTTATGTCTTTGCCCTTTATTTTATATCTACTGTCTCTTCTGATGGTGTATGTATAGAATCTTTTTTCCAATCGTTGGATTATTTCCCATCTTTCATTATCAATTTGCCTTTCCATATTTACCTCTTTATGTATTTATTTTCAGTGATGTAACACCAATAATCAGCTAGCTGTTTGTCTGTAATATTGTCTTCTTTATTCATTTCTGGTTTTATTATAATTCTTTTAGGTTTATCTTCTGTTTCTACTTCCGTATTTATTGATGTCTCAGGTGTGTTATCCAACAAAGAAGAAGAAGGAAGAGTATATTTATATGATAATAAGCTTGCTAAATCTATTGATTTGAGCTTATCTTCCAATACAACATAACCATCAAATGATTCATTCAATACAGAACAGTTTTCACGTATAGATGTAATGTAATCAATGAACTGTTTCTTGTATGAATACAAGTCTTTGATTTCTTCTTCTGACATAGCCTTATACCTGGCAAGTGAACCACGTGATACAGACGCTTTACCAGCCAATGCTTCTGACATAAGAACCAGTTTATTGCATTTCTTTACAAGGATGGAAATCTTTCTTGCATTAGTCGTGTCAGTATGGTTCATGCAATCACCAGTCCAGTTATTGATACACCAAGTCCTTACTGACTTCACTACGTGGTATACTTCTTGTCTGTCAAGCTTTGAATCAAATGTATTGTTTATTTCACTTGCCAGATTCATTGCTTCGTCAAATGTAGGTGCTATTCCTCTATTACTGTTCATAAACTGGAATATCTTTGTTCTAAGGTGATTCATAAGGTAGCAGTTTCTTCCTTTATCTGATTCACATAACCTTTTATCTATTGCTTTCTTGGTAGCTTGTTTTGTAAGCTTCTTTGGTGTCTCAGGTGTGTTATCCAACAAAGAAGAAGGAAGAAGAGTATATTTATATGATAATAAGGCTTTATTTCTTGCTTTATTCAACAAATCTATAAAGTAATAAGTATCAATGACATTACCAGAAATAGAAGATTCAAAACCAGTATAGAAAGGATTCTTACAAGCAGGACCATTGAAACAATAGTCACCATCAAGTTTAGTAATCATATTCCAACAATAAGCCAATGCTTTGATAGAAGAGTTGAAATCGTGGAAAGAATAAGTTTTGTTCATTGATTCAAACGGAACAGACATAAACCAACCAATCTGACCATGACCAGATTTAGGATTTCTTAATACGTAGGAAGGTTCAGGAAGCTGAGCTTCTTTACAGAATAATGATACATAAGATTTCAACTGATTCAAGCTTGTATAAGCATAGTCTGAATCAATAATGAGAACTTCACGTCTGAAACAGTTCAAGCCATAAGAAACAGTAGGGTATTCACTGCAATGATTCCAAGCAGACTTGATATCAGTAAGCGGACGTATTGCAAGAATACTTTTGTACTTGAAATCACCAACTTTATGAATGATTTCACCATTCTTGATTACATTACGCTTATACTGTTCATGTGTGTTGATTAGGATTGTATCACGGAAATCGTTGGTTTTAGTGGATGTTATGCAAATGTTTGCATTTCTTTTACAGTCTGGATTATTTGGCTCACCAACATACATACCAAATCTTTTGTTTCCAGTACCTTTTGTTACTTCGAATAATATCATAATGCTAATCCTCTGTTCTGTTAGATTCTGGACCGGTCCTAACAGAACAGAATCATAACATTTATACATAATTAGTAGAAGTTTTTCAAAAGCTCTACATTTGGTATATTAATGCTAAATTAATGACATGAATGTTGCTACAAACGACAAGAATTGGAATATAGTCAAGTGGAAGCACCTTGACAATATTTATAAATATCTTTCACAAATTACCGAAACAATGTTCTACGTAACTGTGATGGATAATGATGATGAGACGCTTCTGTATGCGGCAAACTGGTTGTCCTTAAGGGATGCCACAAAAGACTATAACAGAATAAAGAATAAGTATGATTTGGAATAAAATGGAAAAGATAAGCGCAGTATATCAGATTATAAACACGGTAACTGGTGACAGATATGTTGGTTCAAGTAAGAATGTAATGAGAAGGTGGAACGAGCATAAATGTCCGTATGTGTGGAAGAACGAACCAAACAAACAATTATACTTGGGAATGCAGAAGTATGGTTTGGAAAACTTCAGGTTTCAGATTCTTGCTCCAGTTATGCCAGAGTATTTGAAACAAGTTGAGCAAGAATTCATTGAACTACTAAAACCTACGTATAACAATTATAGGGCAAATGGCGAGGATGTTGAAAGAAATAAAGAATCCCATAGAAAAGCCAGTAGAAAATACCAACAGTCAGAAAAGGGTAAAGAAAGCATTGCAAAATACAATAAGAAGTATAGAAGCCAGTTCTGCTGTTACAACGGCGAGCAATTAACTTTGTGTGCATTACGTGCTCGATTCATTAAAGCTGGGATTGAGCATCCAACATTAGAAGCCAAGAAATATTTGATAAACGATTAGTAGCCTGGAAAACGATGTGTTTCTTTCCATTCTTGTGTAATTCGTCCCTTCGATGGAGCTTCAATCCATTCTTTCAATCCTTCTTCGCCATTAGCTTTAAACTTGTAAGATTTAGAAGGGTTTGAAGTATACGCTATATTGAGACTATCATCATTTGGATTATATTCAGCGGAAGAAATAGCAGTTGAATTAACAGGAATGCTATCTTCATCAACCTTACCAGGAATAGAGTATCCCTGTGGTTTTTTCTCATTCCATTCTTCAGGAGACATATTTACTTCATTTCTGTAAGATACAGGTTGTTTTATAGAAAGTCCTGCTATTATTTTGCTCCACATCTAACCTCGAGCTCCCTCACACGCCTTGCAAGCTCCGTAACAAGCGCGAATGTCTCCATCGTTAAGTCCTTTATGTTTACCGTAAGATAACCGGATTCAGGGTCTTGCTCAACAACATCTTTAGTTGCTGGATTTGCCGCTAACTCTTGTGCCATCACACCCACATGTTCTTTATCGGGCGTAGCATTAGGGTCTATTTTATCAGCACCTTCCTTATACTTAAATCTATATGCATCAATATCTGCAATCGCGTCTAACAAATCAGTAGAGCCAAACAATTCTTTACAACGTTCATCCGACAATGCCATAGCGTTGTTCTCGGACACGTTGTTGTTCTGCTCAGTCGTCTGTGCGGATGAAACCTTTTTATTGGAAGTGTCGATAGGCTGGAATGTATTAAGGTTCTCGTTCTCTGACTGTGAATCCATGCCTTGCTGTGGCTGTGATTTAAGCGAATCAAGCATGGACATAATGCTGTCCTGGAACATAGGGCTGATTCCGCCTTTATCTACCTGTACCAAATCCTGCGTGTTATTCATCTTTTTCCTCACATTTCTTCAAGTTAAGAAGCTCGGTTCTTTTGACTTTAGGGCAATATTTTGCCCTTCCCGTAGAAATGCCCATTACATTGGTCTTGAGCCTTTCGTCGGATGCAACATTTCTTTGATGCAATGCCCCGATTCCGCTTCCTACCGCAGAACCGACAACACCACCAATAGGACCGAAAAGAGAGCCAATCCCAGTTCCAACAATGTTAGCAGCCTTACCAATAAGCTCTGATTTCGCATTCGCATCCGCCATTGCTTTCTCATATTTCTGACCAGCCTTTCCGATTTCTCCTTGAAGGTAGCCAGCAGCTTTTTCCATTTGTCCCGGAAGAGCATTCTGTATTCCCCCTTGAACCGCATTGCTGCCCATGTTTGCGGCTTCACCCCTTGTGGCACCAGATGAAAGGGCAGCTTTTTCAACGTTTTCCTTTGTGTTCATGCCCTCGGCAAGGGCACCACGTTCCGCCATGTTCCATGCCTTGGCTTCACCTAAAGCACCAGTATTTTCCTTTACAGCCTGGTTATAGGCATCCTCTGCCTCTTCCTTTGCCGTAATTCCGGTCTTGTCCCGGTAGACTGAATTAATCTTTTTGAAAGGTGCGGATGAGCTTACCATTGACTTGGCTCCGCTTAATCCATCACCTACCTTATCTACTATTCCAGAAAAGAATCCCATTATTGTTTCCTCTTTACTTTATAAGTTGGTAAACCTGCTCCAGCTCTTTTGGATGTTGCTTTGCGAAGTTTTCAAGGCTTGTCTTTCGGTATGAGCCAAACTTGATAATAGCCTTGCCGTCTTCCATCTCAATCAAAAGCCGTCCTTTCTCAATCTTGTGGTCCGGCGTAGCCCTTACCTTTGCGATTATCTTGTCAATAATCATGCTAATCCTTGGAGCGGCGTTTGTCTTAGGAAGTCCGAGCTTTCCGCCTGATTCCCCTTGTCCACCAGATTTCTTGCTGGTAGGAATGCCCTTTATACTGTAATTGCCTTTTGGTGTCTTGTCGTATGCCATAGGCTTTGCGGTATTTCCCTTGATTATGTCGTTGAACATTCTTGTAGTTGGCCCCGAAGCTTTTGCTGATGTCGGTTTCCCGGAATCAGGAATCCTTGGTACAGAACCGCTGTGAATGCCGGACAATGACTGACCGATATTCTCATAGGTCATCTTGCCCTGTCCTTTGGAAGCCAGTGGAGCGGACATAATATCGTGGAATGCCTTTGATGCGGAGCCTGAGCCCCTTGAAGTATTTACGGAACCAGACGGAGTGTTTCCTATGTTTCCACCACGGACTGAGCTTGTTTCACCAAGGTTCTCATTAAGACTTGCTTTAGGTGTGCTCAATGATACGCCAGAACCGACCCATCTCAAGATTCTTTCTTTCCTTGATTTCTTTTCTTCGTCAGGCTCCTGCTCTATCTCCTTCTCAAGCTCCTTAACGAGGACTTCTCTTGAGCCCTCGCCCAAATCAGGTCTTTCCTCTGACGGAACATAGTCCGGTGCGTCCTTATCATAGACATCAACCTTTCCGTTGTTCCATCCCATTCCGTTGAAATCGTCTTTCTGGTCTTGACGGAGCATGTCAAGCCATTTCTGTGCCTTGCTCTCCTCTTCCTCAAGCTTCTTGAGCTCACGGCTTTTGAGCATGTCTTCCTTTTTGCCGGTATAGGCAAGCTTGAAGTTCAAAACCTTGTCATGAGCTTCCTTTACTTTCTTCTCGTATGATTTTATAAGGTCGTCATGGTAATCGATACCATATGCGTCCATTACTTTCTCTGTGAATTCTGGCTCTGCTGAAATGTCTTTTTTGATTTCATCAGTAGCCTCAACGCCCAATGATTCGGCGATTGTATTGACTACGGCATCACGTGTTTCAGGGTTGCTTTCCCAAGAGAATCCTCCGAAAGGCTTCAAATCCTGTCCTTTGTAGGCATCATTATATTCGTCCCTCTTAATCATGTCGGCGTATTCTTGGTATATTTTCATTGATGATGAGCCGTCGTCAACGTCTTTCTCAATCTGTTTCAGATGAGGAACATAGTCACGGACATTATAGCCTTGCAACCTTTTATGTGCCTTGGCATTCTGTACCCGGCTAAGGCTTCCCCCAAGAACGTGCTTGTCAGTGTTTGCATGTTCCGGAGCGTTATCCCATAAGTCCTGCTTGTCATCGATTATGTCAAGGAACCTTGGGTCTTTCCATGCATTATGCTCATCAAGGAACTTCCTTGCATCACCAGTAAGCTTTGACGAATCAAATACGACTTTCTTTATGTCATCAAGGCTGTTGTATTCTGGATATTCCTTTTTGTCCTCGACTTTTTCTGTTCGTATGCTTCCGTCAGGTTTATTACGCTCAACGTTGTCGGCTACCCATTCAGTCCAGTCATCACCTTCAAGCGTGTTTCCCTCAGATTCAATCTGTGCAAGCTCGTCCTCAGATATAGACGAGTTCGTGTTGTCAACCGAATCGGCAGGGATTTCAGGTGCTATTTCTGGCTCTGGCTCCGTTTCTGTTCCTTGTGGTACGGCTTCGGAAGTAATCGTTTCATCACTTGTGTCAGGCGACAAATCGTTTTCATCAACCGCACCGATAATGTCCTCGCTTCCGTCTTCATCAGTGTCAGTAAGAAGGTCTCCCTCATCCATAGGGATTTCTGGCTCAGGGCTCATAGGGACATCAGCCGGCTCCTCCGGGACCTGGGTCTGTGCTGGATTTCCTTCCGTATACAAGTTTCCCTGTTCATCCGTAATCCATTCATACGCATTAGGGTCAAGACCCCTTTCAGCCCACGCGGCGTTACGAGTTTCCTCGTTGTCATACGCTTTGTTGGTGAACTGGTCTTGAAGCCATGTGTCATCGCCCATAGGAGGAGTTTCTTGTTGTAAGTTTTCTTGTTCTGGTTGTTCGTTATAATCGTGAACGTCAAAGTTAATAGCCATTATCTAATCCTGCTTAAAAAGTCGTCGAACCATCCTTTCTTCTTGCCGTATTTTGCCAAGTTTGATGGCATGCCATGATAGCCAGCATTCTCTGAAATAGACTGTCTTGCTGCCTGTTCACCGGTCTGCTGTTTAGGAAGAGCAGCCGAACTTGCCATACCACCAAGAGTATTCTCAACGTTGTTGACAGCACCAACTACGCCCTCAAGGTCTCTACCAGCATTAGCTTCAGCAGCAGAAACTTGGTTCCTCAAGTTCTTGTTTTCAGACTGTTGCATCTTGCTCATCATATTTGACCAAGGCGTTGAATCATATGCGTCAGAGCCTTGCTGGGCGGAGCTTGCAATCTTGGATGCCTGAGCGGCATTCGTTCCGTATGCGTTCCCTGCAATCTGGGCTTGTCTGCCCCTTGCAATTTCCTGGGCACGTTTCATGCCCGCATTCTGTGCATCAGTATACCCGCTGTCACCAGTGTTACGTCCCAATGCATCAAGATACTTCTCAGCCGATTCATTGACGTATTTGTCACGGACGTGCTGGGCATACAAGTCTTTGGCCAATTGGAGACCCATGTCAACCATCTGGCCTTTTGTACCCAATGAAGCCAAATCCATCATAACAGTTTATCTCCCTTTAGTATTTGAGCCACTTCTTGTCTTTGTCTTTGTCTGCTTCGTCTTTGAGAGATTTCTCGAAGTCTTCGATTGTTTCTTCACCATCGTCATCTTCTTCTGTTTTCTCTTCTGACTCAACAGTGTGCTCTTCACCGCCTTCAGTCTTTACTTCTTCATGTTCCTTCTCGGTAACATTGTCCTCTGGCTTTTCTGATGTTTCAGTGTTGTCAACATCAATCTGAACGTCGTGTTTGCCATCTTCAGAAGGTTGAGCCTCAACTTTTACTTCAACGTCGTCTTTGTCAACGCCGACTTTCTCAGCTACGGCTGACTTGATTTTGTCAATCTGGTCTGCAAGTGACATAGCGAGCTTGTCAACATACTCATCCGGAGAGAAGTCATAGTCACCGTCGTTGTATGCATCAAATGCGTTCTTGAAGATATCAAAATCCTCATCTCCCTCAATTGCCTTGACGCTTCCTTCATAAGGGCCGAGCTTCTCAGAATATTTCGTTCTGAAATCTGACAATGCGTTGTCATACTCATTCTTGGCAATGGCATCATTTGCAGGTCCGATAAGACCATCATACAATGCCGAATCAAGCTCGTCAATGCGTGACTGCTGTTCATCAATCTTGGCAGTGATTGCTTCGATTGCCTCGATAAGACGGTCAAGCTTCTCGTTCAAATCCATTTCTGTATTCTGTTCATCCATTATCTATTTCTCCTATTAAATTATAGCATACCTAAAAGAGCACCGGAAGCCTTGTCCACAATCTGACCGTTGGCGGCGATTGAAACGGCTCCTGCCTTCAAAGCGTCCAAGAAATCAACATCCTTCAACAATGAGATAAGGTGTGTCTTGGCACGGTTGTTCATCTTCAAGCCTTCCCAAGTAGAGCGTAGCTGCATTTCCAGTCTTGGAGGGAAATTAGCAATCTGCATCTGCTGTTCCAAAGAATTGTCAAGGCGTGCATTGCGTCGTTCCAATCCTTTCGTAAGGTTCTCCGACAAGAAGTTGTCAAGCTTTGATTTCTCATTACCGGCATCAGAGCCTTCCGATACAACATTGCCGAAAGCACCATAAAGGCGTGGCTTGTATTTCGCATTGTTACGCAGCATTGTTCCAAGCTGGTCATAAAGCATAATCCTCTGGTCGCCTTTGCCCAATTCATTCCAAGCATTAGTAGCCGAATTCTTGTAGTAGTCGTCAAGGTAATCATAATTGCCCTTGGTGTCATCAATAAGCTTCTTGAAACGGCTCTGTGCGTCATTGCCTGCTTTCTCAGCAATTGATGAGCCTTTGCCCTCTTCTACTGCTTCACTAATAACCGTCCTTGATTCTGGGTTTGGATTTCCTTTGGAATCCGCGGTATGTTGTGTTGCTTCGGCTGCTTTTCCGAATTCACCCTCACCCTTAAGGGCTTTGTTGGTTTCATCAAATCCGGTTCCGTTTACCATATCCGTAGCATTAGCCTCAGTCAAAGCTTTCCCCGCCTCAGACTCATTCTCAACATTAGAACGGACATCAGGCGATGCGAAAGAGTAATCGGCAGAAGCTGCATTACGAGCCTGTTGGTCAATTCCTTGCTTCATTGCTTCACCGACTTTATTGAGACCAGATTTTACCTTGTCGATAATACCCTTCTTTTCTTCGGGTTTTCCGACATTTTCTGCATTATGTTTTCTTGCGAGTTCTTTAGCTTCTTGTTCAGTCATAAAATGTGTTCCTTTTATTTTATATGTTTTAAATAAACATTCTCCATCTTGTATATGACTTGTTCACGTTTCTTATCGTAACGAAGTCATCCTGGTCTTGAGGCAGGGTATTCCAATAGGTTTCTTCAATCCTTTTGTATTCTTCCTTCAAGGCAGTGGCATCGGCAAACTGCTTGTTCCTGAACTGTATCGCAAGGTCATAAGCGGCGAGCTCGAACAGAATGTTGTTAGGGAAGTTTATTACCGTATCCGGTGCCCATCCATAAATGTGGATATTTCCCTCGGTATTCTGGTAATACATGTTGGACACGTTATGAACGCAGATATATCCATAGCCCGTATCAGTGTCCGCTTTCTGGACGCACTGTGCGTAAGGGACATCAGTGGTTTCCCAGCTTCCGTCCATATAGATAATGTATCTGTTCGTAATCAGAGCCCATCTTCCGTTGTAGTAGATTACACGTCCGGAATAAATGTTGTTGCCGAATATGCCAAGGTTGTCCGCAATTTCATTTCCATTGCAGTAGACGTGTCCATTACTTACCATAAATCTTACGGAAGCATCATCATTGCAATATCCGAACCCGGTTTCAGTAGTATTCTGGACAAAGAACCCGGAGGTATTAAGCATAGGATTAAGTATGTTGTCAATGGCATATCCCTCACGGCTGTATACGACACCTGTGGACACCTTGATGACATTGCCGTTTGAGCCCATGATTAGGTCGCTTGTGTCGATTGATGCATTGAATGGATAAGAGCTCCAGCTCTGCAAGTCTATCGTAGTAAGCTGTCCACTTCGGTTGACAAGAATGTATTTGTCAAAAGCCGCATAAAGGGCGGTAACGGTAGCGTCCATAACATCAAGGGTCTTTTCCTTGTATGTAATCTGGTCTGGCTCAGGGTAGTATTTGATTTTAACCAGCCTGTCAACGTTCTGGAAATAGATGGTGTTGTTCTTGATAATGAACCCATAGTCGGCGGGTCCGTAAGAAAGCCTGAGCTTAGGAATCTCAACGCCATATTCATCCACAACCATAGCAAGCTGATAGAAGTTGTCTGGCAATTCATACAAGGACTGCTTTCCGTTCTGTATAATCTCAATTTCCTCAAGATAATTGAGGTCTCCGTTGTTGATTATGTCTTGGTAGACTTTCTTGTATGAAATATTCAGCATACGAACGGCATCGCCCCATGTAATGAACGATATGTCCTTAAGGTCTGCCAAGGATTTTGCATAGTTTACGATTTCTTTAGCCAAATATTTAAACATTATTGATTACCCCCTGCAGGAGCCGTAGCTTGTGGTTCCTGGACAGCCCCTTGTGGGGCACCAGTCGCCATATCTTGTTGGAACAGCTGGGTCGCCAGTTGTTGGATTGATGATATGACTTCAATTGGAACGGCGTTGTTGTTTTTATTGACATCAAAGTTAAGCATACCTTACATTTCCCCCATTTCATCGCTGTACTGCTCCATCGTTTCCTGCTGTTTCTGCTCCATAAGTTGTGCAAACTTGTTCTGCATCTGCAAGCAGATTCCAAAGAGTTTTGTCAGTTTGTTAATGTCTTCAATGTTGTCATCAGGATTTGATGAAAACAAGCTGAGCTGTGTGTTTATGATTTCCATTTCAAGATAGTCAATAGGAACGAATGATGGAACTTCAAATATATCAGAATCAATGCACCGCTCAATGACTGTCTGAACCGCATTCCAGTTGTTGTTCTTACGTGAATAAGACTTGTCAATGTCCGGCATCTCAAGATACTGTGAGATTGTATTGGCAGGAATGATTCCCATAACCGCCATCTGTTGCAGAATCTGCATTTTCGTGGTTGGGTCTTTTGAGATAGCATCCATTGAGGAATACTGAATCTTCATGTTCTTGTCCTCACGGCAGATGTCCTTCCATGTAATGGTGCTTCGGAACTGGTCGCCCGGAAGAATGTCCTCATCAGGGTCATATACCTTCATACAGATTTTGGTAATGTCAGTGTATGCCTTGATTACGGAATTAAGCTGGGTCTCGAACCTGTCGCTTTCGATGGATTCAAGCGTCTTCAATCCAATTGCCGAATTCAATCCCTGTGGCTTCTGTGATGTAGCCGACAACTGGGAAATTCCTACAAGCTCGTAAGCCGTTTCCTTCAGTTCCTCAATAGTCTTCATATACTGAGGGTCAATGAATGAAGGCGTTGCCACGGTTATAGGCGAAGCAGGAATGTTGCCGCTCATGGAATATCCGATTACGTTTCCGATTCCGTTGTTAAGTTTCCTTATGTTTATGTTGGTTCCTTGTGGTACAAGGATTGTGTTTGCGGGGCTTAACTGGGATGCGTCCTTTACAGTGTTGGCAAGCTGGTTTATCTCAATCTGGATTGCAAGGAGCATATCGACTATTGAGTTTGATGAAGTTCCTATGATAGGAGGCGTATAGTTCATGAATACGAACGGAACCACATCAGCCTGATAATCATGAATCTTTACCTCGCCAGTGGAATACATTTCAGCCCATACATGGTTCACGATATCATAGTATACGCCATACCCTATGTATTCTTCCTTCCCCGTATAGCCTTCAAGCAATGTCGTAGGGAACTGCTTTCTTTCATAGTATACCCTTGTAATGTGACCATAAGTTTTCTCAGCCGGTCTGAAGTATACCTGCCACGGAAGAACGTTGCGTATTGACTTGTCTATCGGGTCAATGTAAATAATTCCGGTGTCAAAGATACAGGCACAACGGAAGCATTCTGACACCTGCTTGTTTATGTCCTTTGATTCAAACTTCTGGTCAAAATACTGCTGAGCCTGCTTTGCTATACGGACATCCTTGAACGAGCCGTTAACTGTGTTGAAGTGCGGGCGTACCTTCGTGGATGCAATCTTGCTTACAAGCGTATCTATACAAGACTTTATTATGTTGAGGCTCATGTCAACCGTAGTGTCGTACTGGCTTCCGTTCTTGTAAAAGCCGACGATGTTCTCATAATTCACGTCATCAAGAGAAATGTTGAGCGAATCCTCATAGATACGCAGGTTTCTTTCAGCCTTCTGCTTGAATCCGCCTCGTTTCGACTTGAGCTCGCTTATACAATTAAGTACAAATTGTCTATCTTTTTTCATAAGCTGTTATTTCCTAATTTTATATGTTAACGCCACGGGCGAAGCTATTGACCGTACTGTTGTTATAAATGAACGTGGAAATTCCTTTGTGTGAGAAGCTTATTGAGTTTATAGGATAAGGGCTTTCAATCCTTAATTTTGATGCAAGGGACGGCTTCTGAACCGATGGCTGGTATCTTATGATATAGCAGTTGTTGTCATCAAGGTTCACCTTTCCTATGGCATACATCTCCGCCTCGCATTCCACAATCTTGTTGTCAAGCATGAGCGATGACTGCAACCTTACCCTGCTGTTCAGTTCGAATTTGGACGGAACGAATATCTTCACGAACCAAGCATCAAATGTGTCCTGTCTCATGTCCCCAGGTCCGTAATATGCCGTGTCAATCACGACACCGTTTGAGAAACTTTTCTGGTCATCAGGGTCAAAATCCAGCGATACAGAGTATGTGGCTCCGTTCCAGTCCTGGATAATGTTGTAGTTCTTGTCAGTGGAGAAAGCATTCCAGCTCTCCAATCCCAATGTAGCCATTCCGTAATGGTTCAAAAGTCCGTTAAGCTTGAACACGTTGCTCTGCGTCATTACATAAAGACCATCATTTGTATTAAGGTAAATCCATTCGTTGTTAGGGGCATATAGATACCAGTATACGGTAGAAATTCTGTCCGTCTGAACAAACATTTGAAGGTCCGCATCTCCGGTGAAAGCATAGATTGAGTGTGATGCTCCCGAATAGAAATATGCACATGACGGGAAAGCACCGATAAACTGCATTCCGTTCACATCAATGATTGATTCGATTCCGTTAAGTATGTAGTTTGAGTTGTAGCTTATGGCACAGATTATGTCATTTACAATGGCGTAATACTGTGAGTTTACGATAAAGAACTCATCAATGTTGTCTACCATAGACGTTGAGTTATAAAGTCCTACTGGTCTTATTCCGTCATAGACCAATGAATATCCAGTCTTGTTAATCTTTACACCGAACCTTCCGGCAAATGACTTTATGAACTTGGTCAAAGGAAGCGGGAAGTTATAGAAAGCAGAGCCCGCAGAAACTACAGGGAATACCTGTCCGTCCAAAGTACCATCAAGGATTGTAACAATCTCACCCGATGCGTTCTGTGTCGAATGTATGAATGATGTCTTGTAGATTGGTGCGGTTGTTCCGCTTGAAGCAAAGAAATCAACTATCGGAACGTCATCCTGTCCCGAAGCACCTATTCCGAATACTTTCTCGAAACCTATTACTACGGCAATGTAGGGGTTATAAGGCGTGAACATGGACGGAGCGAATGTCTTCTGCCTCAAATATGCAACGTCAACACCCGAAGCCGTTGAGCCGGTCTTGTAGAAGTATGACGGAACTTTAAGGTCATCAGTATCTAATACGCCAGAAGTAGTATAACCGCTAAGAATACGGTTGTTCCAGTCCGATGCCCAGTGACCTTTCTTTCCTGTCTCCAAGTCAATGCAGTTATAGTATGTGTTGTTGTTTGCGACAATATATCTGTCGGCAACAATCTGTAATTCTGTGTAATATTTGTGGAAATTGCAGGATGACGACGGGTCAGATGCGAATCCGAACATAATATGTCCAGTTCTTGTATCACGCCATACTACACATTCATCATTATTGTTGTTGGTATATGCGTTGATAAAGAATCCGTCATCAACAGAATCCCACTGTGTAATCAATGTTCCCATATCATCATAGACATTAGCCCAAGAAATACCAGAAACATATCCTTGTGTATAGTTGAAAAGAACACGGAAGTGAGTGTCCCTGATGTTTGCCATAGCACCCTGCGCATTGTTTGCGCCTGCATCAATCTCATCACGTCTGTTCCAGATTGATTTCTTGTCCTCGTCTAATGACTGCCAAGAATCCAAATCTGATGGAAGCGTAAGCGTAGACTGCATTCCCATATCACGAATACATTTTCCCGGGAACATGTTGTCAACAGCATAAGAGCCACCCATTCCATAGTCATTGGTCTTGTACATTGTAGGACCCGCAACCATAAAGCGGTGTCGTCTTTGGTTCGTTACGGCTGATGGGATTATAAGACCTGACAATACGCCAAAGTTGTATAATGAACCAGCAAACAAAGTCTCTTCCTGTGTAACTGTTGCGGTAAGAACTTTGTCACTTAATGAAGCATTTTCCAAAGAACCTGCGATAGCAAATTTTCCGCTTGTAACCAATTGGCTGAACGAAATGCCTGCTGTATAGTTCTCGTGATATGTAGTTATTGGATATACATAAGTGTCATCATCAACGAAAGTATACCAGTCAGTAATTCCACAAGTAATGTGTATTCCTTCAATAGGGAAATCTTCAAGGTCGGTTTTTACGACAAAATTACAGAAACGGCAGTCTTTGTGTCCGTTCTTTCCAATCTGTCTGTGATTAAGAACTGTAATTCCATAATATGACTCGCCGCCTATTAAGAAAGGAGCTGAAACAATGATTTGTGGCGAATCTGCAATACCTGATGTAGCACCGAATTTAGAGCTTACAGGCTCAGTCGTGAATACGCCGTTTGAATCACATCTGTAAAAGTTGAATGGAATAATCTTGTGTTGCTGAAATGTCTGACCATAGCCATATTTGGTTATACGCAGGTACATTGAGTCAGTACCCGCCTTTACTTCAATCATTGCAAATCCAGTCGGTATGTTTATAAGCCTGAAATTTATAGTCGGCTTGTCAAGGTCAAATTGTGGAACGCTTACCTGATAGTCATAGCCATCTACATATCTGCTTTCTGGCTTCTGCATTTTAGTGCTTGAATCATATCTACCAAAGTTTTCAAATTTGTGAAGAGAAACCTGTCCGTTCTTCAAGTAACCGCCGACAAAGCCAAAGATGTCATACGTTCTTGTCTCACTCTGAGTTCCGGCTCCAGAGTTTGATACATAAAATGAATTAACCGCCATTGATGATTGTCTTACAAGAATTCCTTGGTCAAATTCATAAGGACACTTTTCCCATTCAAATACATCGAATGTCTTCTTTATTGATGCAGTGTTTGGAAGAACAGTATTTCCATTCTTCTTTACGCCATCACCAGTTATTGACCAGAGGTCTCCATGCTTGTCATAGATTCCCAACTGGTCGTTTATTCTTTTAGAGTGTATAGGATAAAGATTTCCACCATAAATTGGAGCGTTGCATTCGTTGAACATATCGAACTTGGTATTAATTGTACCCTTGTTTTCATTCATGTTCAATTTTGACGCAAGTGGTAATGTAACGATTTCAGTTGATTTATCATTATTTGCCATATAAACTATTTTCCTTTTATTTTATATGTTTATACGGTGTAAGTCTTCCTAATCTTCGTGAGCTGCTTAACTAACTTCCCTACTAAGTCGTGTAAATATTCTTTAAAATCATCTCTTTTAAAATAATCCATAGTTGTGTATTTGAGGACTATAGAGTATATAATTTGGTATTCTGTTTCAATATAAGTATCATCATCAGTAATATGATTTTCTCTAATCATACGTTCTACTTCATCCAAACATTGAGAAATAACAAAACGCTTATGATAGTACTCACATTCTTTCGGTAATTCAGTTATTGTTCCTTCAAATAAAGATTTGGCAT